CAATTAACCGTTAACAAAGGCGTAGACAATGTTCTACTGTTTGAATTTATCAATCAAGAGGAAAAGCCTGTAAACATCACAGGCAGCTCTTTTGTGTTTAGATTGATGAATCAAACTGGTGATCAGCTCCTGGTCGAAAAACCCATGGTCACACTCAGCGCCACCCTGGGCAGAGTAAAAGTGGTGCTGGATAACGAAGATACTATTAACATCACAGCACAGCCTGGCAGCTACAGCATACAACGCACAGCAGGCGACTATGTGCAGGCTGCTTATGTGGATGCCAATTCAGGTGCTAGAGCTGATTGCAACATTGTGAATAGTGTGCTGCCTGCATTTGTGCCAAGTGAAATGTTGACCATCCCCACAATTTACGGCAAAGCACAACAGTTGGTACCAGGTCCCACAAACTGGCCAGACTGGGCATTGTACCCACAACCCGTGAATACTACTCAACTTACAGAATTCTTTTCAAGTCACATGCCCACAAATGGCCAAAGTCTAACCACAGTCAAAATGGACTTGGATCACTTTACCGGCACAGTGAAATTCCAAGCTGCCGAAACTTACGAATCAGTCTGGTATGATGTTACTAGTAGTCAGCAATTTCTTAACGAAACTTCTACCCAATATTTTAACGTGGTGGGATTTCATCCATTAATTCGTGCTGCCTTCAACAACAGTCAAGGATCACAAGCACAAGCCACAGCAGTGGTAACTAACGGAGTAGTCACTGCTATCAATGTTACCAATAGTGGGCAGGGCTATGTGGCACCGCCTAAAGTACAAATATTAGGTGACGGTGCAGGTGCCGAAGCCATTGTGACGTCAGTGGGCAATGGACAAATTGGTGCAATCACTGTCACAAATGGCGGATCTGGATACTTGCCATTGCAATATCAAGGCACCGTTTGTGCCCAGGTATTGATTTCAACTGGTTATATTACCAACCTCCAATATCGTTGATTTAGTCCAGCTGATCTGCTATACTGTATAGATGCTTGACATCCTTGCGTATCTACCTGCAAAAAGAAAACCCACACCATCAGGTTGGTTGAGTTTCAATGCGGTTTGCTGTCAGCATAATGGCAGCACTAGAGACACAAGAGGCCGCGCCGGACTCAAAGCTACTGAACAAGGGTGGAGCTATCATTGCTTTAACTGTTCATACACAGCCAGTTTTATCATGGGCCGTACCCTAAGTGTCAAAGCTCGCAGACTACTTGGCTGGATGGGTGTGCCGGACAACGAAATTGAAATGCTCAATTTGGAAAGCCTGCGACATCGTAGCATACATGGCATACTAGAAGATCGACAACAGGCGTGGAATCACTTGGCCGGCATCACATTTGAAGAACGAGACTTACCACCACATGCTGAGTTATTGATGCCCGAACATGGGCCATATTGGGAATATGTGCGCGGCAGACATGTGCCCGAAGACTTTCCTGCTATGGTACAGATAGAGAATGATGGTGTTCATTGGACACGGCCGCACGTGGTGATCCCATTCACATACGAAAACAAAATTGTAGGGTTCACCTGTAGATTTTTAGACAACAAACAACCCAAGTTTATTTCAGACAGTCAACCAGGCTATGTGTTTGGCACAGACTTACAGCATGCCAACTGGACCAATGTAATTGTAACAGAAGGCATCTTTGATGCATTGAGTATTGGCGGTGTGGCTGTCATGCACAATACTGTAAGTGATGCACAGGCTCGACTGATACGCAACTTGGGACGAGACATAACTGTAGTGCCAGATCAGGACCTAGCAGGCATAGAACTGATTGATCGTGCTATAGAACTGGGATGGGCAGTAAGTATACCCGAGTGGCCAGAAAAATGTAAAGATGTGAACGACGCTGTGGTTGTGTTAGGGCGTGTGGGCACCCTGTTAACTATCATGGCAGCTAGAGAAACTAGCAAGATCAAAATAGAATTAAGAAAGAAACAACTTGTTAAAAAGTTACAATAAACTTTGGGTGTTTGGCGACAGTTATACTACACCTAATGTTTGTGTAGAGCCTGCTGATAGTTTTTGGGGGCTGGCTGCAAAAATACTGAATGCAAGCACAATTGTTAATTGCTCCCGTTTGGGAAATAGTTTTGCAACAGTTCAGCAATTGTTAATAGGAATGTCTCAAGAGATTGACTGGGACCATGACATGATATTTGTAGGAATTCCTCCATTGGAGCGTATTACAATTTTTGACAATCATAGAAATACAGGATATCAGGGACACAACATTGATACTACTACTTGGAATGTTGATCAGTTCGATATTGAGGCTCATCACGGACTTGTTTGTTTGCAAAACTATGGTCAAGACCAACAGTTAATTGTACACCACAATCGCAGTTGGCTGGAAATAGATGTATTACGACAGATATTTTTACTTACTCGATGGTTAGATAGTATCGATGCTAACTATTTGATTGTTAATTTGAGCAAGGATTTAGATAAAAATAATTGTTGGGGACCGAGCAATTTTGTCTTACCCTATTGCAAAGATCACAAGAAGTGTATATTATTTGACAAAACATATTATGGCATAAACATTGGGGTAAACAAACCCGCAGATCTTGACGGACCAGAAGGGCATCATGGACCAGCCGGCAATCACTATTTTTTTGAACAATCGTTGCTGCCAAAACTAAAAGAATGTTACACACAACAAATTGATTCGGATACACCTACTGAAGTGTTGGATGCACTCACACTATACTTGGACTATATTCATGCTAAAAGATTACGGACTTGATGTCCAACGCCTATTTCTAGAAATGATGTTAGAAGATGCACAAAGCTATGTGCGTGTACAAAACATCTACAACCCACAGAACTTTGACAAAAGTTTAAGGCCTGCTGCTGAATTTATTAAAGAACATTCTGACAAGCACAAGACCTTGCCAGACCGCACTCAAATCTCGGCCACCACTGGCGTTAAATTGCAGGCTGTGCCAGACTTGAACGAAGGACACTTTGACTGGTTCATGGGCGAGTTTGAAGCATTTACTCGGCGTCAAGAACTAGAACGAGCTATTTTAAAAGCCGCAGACTTGTTGGAAAAAGGCGATTATGATCCTGTTGAAAGGCTGATCAAAGATGCAGTACAGATATCGCTCACCAAGGACATGGGCACAGACTACTTTGCTGATCCCAAAAGTCGCATTGAGAAGTACTTTAACTCGGGTGGGCAAGTAAGCACAGGCTGGCCACAGCTGGATCGACTGTTGTATGGTGGTTTTAGCAGAGGTGAGCTGAACATCTTTGCAGGTGGATCTGGTTCAGGCAAGAGCTTGGTGATGATGAATATCGCGCTGAACTGGTTGCAACAAGGACTCAGTGGCGTGTACATCACACTTGAACTGAGTGAAGAACTTACGTCATTGCGTACTGATGCTATGTTAACCAACATGAGCACCAAAGACATTCGCAAGGACATTGACACCACAGAGCTCAAGGTCAAACTGGTGGCCAAGAAGTCCGGCAACTATCAAGTAAAAGGCTTGCCAGCACAATCAAACATCAACGACATCCGTGCTTATTTGAAAGAGTATCAAATTCAAACAGGCAAGAAGGTAGACTTTGTGATGATTGACTACTTGGACTTGCTCATGCCAGTTAGCGCCAAAGTTTCGCCCAACGACTTGTTTGTGAAAGACAAGTATGTGAGTGAAGAACTGCGCAACTTGGCCAAAGAGTTAGGAATCCTAATGGTCACAGCGTCACAGTTGAATCGTAGTGCGGTGGAAGAAATTGAATTCGATCATTCACACATATCAGGTGGTATCTCTAAAATTAACACAGCAGATAATGTGTTTGGTATCTTTACAAGTCGTGCAATGAAAGAGCGTGGCAAGTATCAGATCCAGTGTATGAAGTCTCGAAGCTCGACCGGCGTTGGTCAAAAGATTGATTTGGAGTACAACATTGAAACCATGCGTATTACTGACGAAGGCGGGGATGACAACGAAAACGGGTTTAGCAAAAAGCCCAGT